AAAGAGCAAGTTCAGGTGATGGTGCTACATTAGTGTTAAGAAGTTCTAACTCATCAGGTACTATTGCTGATGCCGTAACCATAGACACATCTCAAAATGTAGGAATAGGAACGAGTTCACCTGCAGGTAAATTAAATATTTCTAATGGTGGTGCAAATGGTTTAGAAATAGACCCATCACAAAATTCAGGTGCAACAACATTATTGCAGTCATATAATAGAAGTGGTTCTGCATATACATTAATGAGAATGAACTCAAGTTCTTATGAATTTCAAATTGCGGATTCAACAAAAATGACTATCACAAATGGAGGTGATGTAGGTATCGGAACGACTTCGCCTACACAACATAATAGTGGAAGGGTTCTTCATATACATAATCCTAGTGGCAATTCTGCTGAACTTCATTTAACAGACAATGGGTCAGGGTCTGCTTCAGGCGATGGTTCTGTTATTCATCATAATTCTACTAATTTATATATACAAAATCATGAAGCTGGTAATCTTCAATTTTATAACAATGGTGGAGAACGTATGCGTATTACAAGTGCAGGTGATGTTTTAATGGGTAATACAGTTGTAAATCCTGCAAGTGGATTTGCAAGTCAAAAGGGGTTTGGATATGATTTTGGTACAGGACAAACACAAATAGCAACAACCGATAATGCTTCTACTTTAGTTTTAGGTAGAAATAATGCAACAGATGGAAGTATAATTGATTTAAGAAAAGAGAGTACAGTAATTGGAACATTTGGAAGTAATACAACAGGAGGGCAACCATTGTTAGATATTTCAGCAAATGGAACAAACGGCAATATGAGATTCTTAACTGCAGGTTCAGAACGTCTGCGTATTAAAAGTTCAGGTTCAATTTATAGTGTAAACTCTATTCAAGGAACTTATTTTGGTCAAGATGCAGGAAACCCTGCAAATGTAACAGGAGCAGGAAATACAAGTATTGGATATGCGTCAGGACAAGCATTAACATCAGGGTATCAAAACACTTCTATTGGTAGGTCAGCAAATGAAAAACTTACTACAGGTTACAATAATGTTAGTGTTGGAACAAATGCAGGATATAATAATGTTGATGGATTACAAAATACTTATATAGGAACTGCGTCAGGTTATACAAGTCCAGGTCAAAATTACAATACTTTTGTAGGGTATGAAGTAGGACACCTTAACCAAGCCAATCAAAATACAGCAGTAGGTAGGTTAGCATTAACTGCAAACACATCAGGAACTAACAATGTTGCTGTAGGACATATTGCAGGAGATAGTGTTACAACAGGAAGTAATAATACATCTTTAGGTCAAGCAGCAGGAGATGAAGCGACAACAGGAGATTATAATATTTGTATAGGACACGGCTCAGGTAGTGGCTCATCGCCTTTTCAATTAACTACTGAAAGTGGTAGAGTTATTATTGGAGATAATAGCATAACAAATTCTTACATTAAAGTAGATTGGACTGTTACATCTGATAAAAGAGATAAAACAGATTTTAAAGAAATTGAACATGGATTAGATTTTGTAAATAAATTAAAACCTACAGAATATAAGTTCAGAAAAAATAGAGATACTGAAGAAACTGATGGTAAAAGAAGATATGGTTTTATTGCCCAAGAAATTTTAGAACTTGAGGGAGAGGATTCTGTTATTATTGATACAGAACAAGAAGATGATTTAAAGTATAAGCAATCTCATTTAGTTCCTGTATTAGTAAAAGCAATTCAAGAATTAAAAGCAGAAGTAGAAATCTTAAAACAAAAATGTAAATAGTATGGAAAGTGATAATTATACAGATGAACAAATAAGAGAACATATAGATAATTGTTTTCATAGTTATGATATATGTGAAGAACTATCTAAAGAATCAGATTTAAACAAAGAATCACAAGATAGATTTGATAGAAATAAAGAACATATTCAAATAATGTACAGACAAGAATGGTTTAAAAAAGATTTGTCAGACAAGGAAAATGATAAATTAAAAAAATATAATTAATTAAGTATATTTGTATAAATTAAAATTAAAATATTATGGCTAATACTTACTCTTGGAATTGCAGAACGGTAGATTGCTACCCAACTTTTGATGATGAAACTGATGTTGTATACAACGTACATTGGCGAATAACTGCTACAAGTTCAGAGGTAGACGCAGAAGATAACCCTTATACTTCAAGTATATATGGTACAGAAACTATATCTACAGAAGACATTGAGAACTTTATACCTTTCGCAGACTTAACAAATACTATTGTTACCGAATGGTGTGAAACTACAATGGGTGAAGAGAAGGTTGCTGAAATGAAAACAAGTTTAGACGCTAACATTGAATCTCAGATTAATCCGACATCTGTTACTTTACAGGTTGCAGAATAAAAATAATTTTAATATTGTTTCTTTATTTTTGTAGTATTATATGTTTAACTATTAAATTTTAATATTATGCCTTCAGCTGGTTTAATGAACGGAACTACCGTTGTACTAAGCATTAAAAACGCAGATAGTGGTGCTTATGCTACTATCGGACATACTACTTCATCTTCTATAAGTTATACTTTAGACACCCCTGACGCTACTTCAAAAGACTCAGGTGGTTACAGAGAAATAATTGCTGGAGTAAGAAGTTTGGATATGAGTTTTGACGGCTTTGTCGCATATGACGATGCAACAAATATTGAAGAATTAATGGTATTTATCAACAACAGAACTAAAGTGAATTGTAAATTTGCTACTGCACTTTCAGGAGACGTTGTATATTCTTGTGATGGATTTTTAACATCTATAGAATATGGTGCAGATAGTGAAGCACCTGTTACATACTCAGGAAGTTTTTCTTCAACTGGTACAGTCTCTATTGGCTCAAATTAATATTTTTAATTTACAATTTTAAATTGTAGATTTACTTTATGAATAGCAAAAGAGGTTACGTAGAAATAGAAATTGGAGGGAAAAAAAGAACCCTCCATTTTTCTATGAATTTTTGGTGTCATTTTACAGAGACACTAAATATCAGTCTTAATGATTTAGATAAATTTTTCACTTCAGGAATAAACATTTCAACGATTAGAGCATTAGTATATTCAGGATTAATATCATATGACCAAGAAGAAAAAAACACTATTGATTATACTATATATGACGTTGGCTCTTGGCTTGAAGATTTTGATTCAGAGCAACTTACCAAAGTTATGAATACCCTTTCACAATCTAGAATATTAGGTAATGACCTTAATATGGGTATAGAAAGAAATTCTAAGAATCAAAAAAAAAAGTAGATAAAGACGCTTGGGAATTAATACTTGATTTCTACATTGGTCAATGTGGAATAAATCCAAACATATTTTGGAATAATACATTAAATGAAAATATAAGATTATCTGAATCGTATCAGATACAACAAAATCTAGAGTGGGAGAGGCTTAGATATGTTGCTACTATGATGATAAACCTTAAAGCACAAAAGGCATCACAAAGAATACAACCTCAAAAATTATTCAAATTACCACAAGATAAAAGAGATGGTTTGCCTCAAGCAAAACCATTATCTAAAGAAGAACTAAACAAAGTAATTGACAAGTGGGATAAGATAGAAAAAACTGGAAAGAAACGTAAGTATTAAAATATTTATATTTGTTAACAAATTATCCTTATGAGCAGAGAAAGACTAGAATATAAAATAACTGGTGACTCATCCAGTTTCCGTAATTCCATAAAACAATCAGAAAAATCCGTTAATGGATTTCAACAACAATTAAAAGGTGTAGCCTCTACAATGAAGCTAGTTTTTGTTGGTGCATTAACTGCCGCAGGAGTTCAAGCAGTAAGAAGTGCTATGACATTTGATAAATCAATGACTAAAATAAAATCATTGGTAGGTATTGCGGGAGACGAGGTTGATAGAATGTCAGAATCAGTTAAAGATTTAGCAAAAGATACTGGTATAAGTGCTAATGAAGCAGGTGACGCTTTATTTTTTATTACTTCAGCAGGTTTAAGGGGTGCTGAAGCAATGGAAGTTTTAGAGGCTTCAATGAAAGCGGCAAAAGTTGGATTAGGTGAAACTAAAACAGTTGCCGATTTAGCGACTTCTGCTTTAAACGCTTATGGTTCAGCAAATCTTTCTGCAACTAAAGCAACCGATGTTATGGTTACAGCGGTTCGTGAAGGTAAATTAGAAGCAGGAGAGTTAGCACAATCAATGGGACGAGTTTTACCATTAGCCTCAGCTATGGGTGTAGAGTTTCATGAAGTAGGTGCAGCGTTTGCGGCACTTTCTAGAACTGGTACAAATGCAGCGGAAGCATCTACACAAATAAGAGGAATTTTTGCATCGTTATTAAAACCTACACAACAAGCAGAAGAAGCATTAACAAAAATGGGTCTTTCTTCAAAAGAATTAAGAACACAACTTAGAGAAGAAGGTTTACTAAAAACATTAGAAACATTAAAAAAAGAGTTTGAAGGTAATGATGAAGCAGCGGCACAAGTCTTTGGTAATGTGAGAGCGTTATCCGCAGTATTAGATTTAATGGGTGCTAATGCTGATAGTACAAGACAAATATTTGATGCACTTACTAAGTCAATAGGTGCAACTGGTCAAGCATTTGAAATAGATGCTGAATCATCTGCTTCTGAGTTTGATAAAGCAGTAGTTAGATTATCAACGTCTTTATTAGAAATAGGAGAAGTAGTTTTACCTATTGTAGCAAGTGGTTTAGAAATGGTCGCTGATGTAGTTAATTTTTTTAAATTAGATGGTTTAAGAAAAGAGTTTGATAAAACAAGAGATAGTGCAAAGGAATTAAATAAAGAATTATCTAAAATACCAGTTGGTGCTGATTCCCCTAAAATGGCAACTACACCGACATTAGACTTATCAGGGTTAAGTGGTAAAACACCTAAATCTACATTTAATGTTTTAGATGAATTTAATAAAGCTTTTAAAACAAATTTTGAAGACTTATCAGAAATAACTAATGAGGTTCAGTTTGAATTATTTTTATTAAATGATACTGCTAATCTTTTAACAACTACAACAAGAGGAATGGGTGAGGGTTTAGATTTTTCTAAACTTAAATTATTAGATTTTAAATCAGTTGTAGAGGATACCGCAAAAGCACAACAACAATTTGCTATGATTTCTAACATAGTTTCTGTTGGAATGAATTTATTTTTTGATGCTTTAAATGACCCTGAAGGATTTAGTTCTTTTTTAAAGGGTATTAAAAAAGTTATTGCACAATTAATTAAACAACTTGCTATTATGACTGCAATATCTGCCGTTGCTTCAGCATTAGGTTTTGGTTCTTTTAAAACTATTTTTGGTAAAATAAGTGGAATACCTGGTCTTGCAGAAGGTGGTATTGTTACATCTCCTACGTTGGCAATGATTGGAGAAGGCGGACAATCTGAAGCGGTTATACCATTAAATAAATTACCACAAATGATGGGTGCTACATCAGCAAAAGGTAAAGGAGAATTTACTTTAAGAGGTCAAGACTTAATATTAGCTTTAGAAAGAGCAAGTGATTTTAGAGCAAGAATAACTGGATAATCATGGCATACGGAGAATTATATAGAGTTAATTTTTTTGACCCTGATGAACATAAGTTTTTATTACAGATTTATGAAGACGGTTATAGTGGTCTAGTTTCTAGTAATTTAAATCTAGGTGCAAATCCAGTAGTAATATCATACCAACAAGACGATGATTTTTTTAATCCTATTATAGGTAGTTCTTGTAAGTTACAATTTTATATAGATGAAAATAGTGGTGGTGATGCTTGGGAATTAGAAAATACTAACTGGGATTTAGCTAATTTTTTATGGAACGCAGAAGGAAGTATTAATTTTCTTGAGCCTAGTAATGATAGAGAATTTCAAGTTGTAGTTTCTTCTAGAAAACTAAATGGTACAAGTGATGCTTATTCGGTAGCTAATAGATTAAAAGATACGTCAGTTGATTTTACAACTTCACTAGAAGTTGGTGATGTAGTAATAAATACAACAACTGGAGAGACAACTACAGTTGCACAAGTTAGTAGTGCAACAATTATAAAATTAAGTGGAGATATATTTTCAGTTGATGGCGGAGAAACTTATGATATTTATAGAAAGTATTGGACTGGATTTATAGTACAAGATTCTTTTAATTTACCATTACAATCTTTTCCTTTTCTTATTGAAGCATACGCATCTGATTTAATAGGTACACTTGAGGGATATGATTATGAATTATCTACAGTTAGACCATCAGCTTTTGATGCTATAAGAGAATGTATGCGTCAAATAAATTTAGAAAATGGTCAGGGAGATGTTGGTAAATCATTAGATTTTTCATATAAGTTTTTATGTAGAATACAACAAACTTCTGCCTCAGCAGTTACTCCTGCAAAAGGAAATCCATTCGCTCAAACATTTATTAATGATGTACAATCATTTCAAAATCAAAACGGTAATCCATTAGATGCAAAATTTATTTTAAACAATTTATTGTTAATGTTTAATTGTAGAATATTTCAACACGAAGGTGCATGGACTATTATAGCAAATGATGCTTTATCACTATCATCTTTTAATCAAGATTATTCTTCATCTAATCCATCTGAATTTATTACTTATGACAAAAATGGTTCTAATGAAGGAACTTACTCTATAGCTGACCCAATAAAAAATATTAATAGCACGCAAAACGCAGATACTATACAAGCATTAAATAGCGATTTAGTAAAAAGTATTAGAAGACCTGCAATAAGAAATAGAGTTAATATTAGAATAAAAGATACAATACAATCAGATGTTACTAATGGTAATTTTGAAAGCGTTTCTGCACCATCAGGTTCAATACCTGCTGACGCTTATGCAATTAACACATGGTCAATTACTGATACTGCAACTACAT